CCATTAGAGTCTTTTCTAAACCATTCGTATTGTATTGCTTGTCCAATTTGTAATCCAAACTCGTAAGTCTCCTTTTCTGCGTCTGACACAAATTGACTAGGAAAGCCTACAGATGAAATATTTATTGTAACTTCTTTCATCTCATTAATTCACTTAAAATTCCTTTGTTATTATATGTTGCAAAGTTAAGACTTATTTTTGACTCTTTTTTCTTTGGAAGATAAACGTTTTTTTGATTAGCCATGATAGCTAAACCTGAGCTAATACTAGCATCAAACTTAGTTCTGTTACTAATATCAAACCTTGCCCAGTCATCTAAAGTTCTGGTAAAGTACATTGAACCCATCTCGTCTTGAGGCCTATAGGTTGCTTCTAAATCTAGACCAACGTGTTTTTCTATATATGATTCGATAGCGGCTGCATGAGACTGCTTGATATCCTCAGAGGTGTTGGGAATACCTCCCAATTCTTTTTCTGTCTTTGAGAGCTTGTTATAATATTTATCTGGTCTGTTCATACAAAACCCTCTGTACCCTCTATTTTTAAAATGATATAATAATCTAGGCTTATTGTTCTCTACAAGTATAGGCATGCTATAAAATACACACGCCATTAATACTTCTTCAAAAAATATCTCTGCTGTTTGTGGCCTAGCAATATATTCTAAAAAAAACTCATTACTTGGAGCTTCATCCATATTGAATTTAGTCAGCCCGTGCAATGCCCCATTAGAACCTCCACCGCCTACTGTTCCTGATATATCATAAGAATCACACCCGAAAGCCCCTATATGTTCGTTTACAGGAAAATATATTCCATGTTTCTGTATCTTTTTATTATTAAGGACATGATTAGGTGTCCATGACACTTTAAACCTCCCCCTTGTGTCGGGAGTCCATATAACCTCTGAGTCTTTTACTCCGTCTTTCCAATAAAACCTCCCCCTTGTTATATGATGCTCTATTATTAAAGAGTCATTATAATCTATTTGTTGATATATTTTAGTTAGATTAAACAAAGAAGATTTGCTTTCATCTCTAAAAGCATGCGACTCTGTTCTAGGAAACTGTCTGTAAAATTCATTAAGCGCAGAGGCATCTTTTTTTAATGATTCCACCTCGGCTTGCCAGTAGTCAATCGCCCCTATTGTTATCCACTCATCATCTACTCCTAAAACCGGTTTAGTGGGCTTATAAAATACAGGCATTCCAAATTTATCTATAAACCCTTCCATGTTCCATTCCATAGGAATAAAAAGAGAATACAATCCGCTTTTAGTTTGACCGTTTGCGTTTCTATTGTCTACATTAGAATCTTCAAATAATTTTTTAAAATTGTCACCACCTTTGCTTAACGCATTAGAGGTAGAGCCCATCATACACTTTCCTATTATCTTACTTCCTAATCTTAAACAAGTCTTCGTAACCCCCCAGTTGTTCTGTATGTTATTTGGCTTTATCCATTTCCCTGATTCATCATGTACAAGGAGTAATAATTTCTCCCCATCATATGAGTTGTCGTCTGTATTTTTCCAGTCAATAGTTGTGTCTAATCCTGTTAGCTCTTCATCTAACACAGTATACATATTCTTTTTAGTAATTTTTGCTGCTGGAACTCTAAACGCTAGTTCAGTTTTAGGTTTATCCATACCATCTTGAATAGGTTTAAAAAAGAAAGGTAATCTATTGGCTATAGGAACAACCTTGTCGGTAAACATTTTTTTTGCATCCGCTCCAGTTTTAGATAGTATACCTACCCTTGAATCCCTAACCAATGTTCCTATATTAACACATTCTGAAGAACCCATAAAAGAAAATCCAGAACGTCTGATTTTTAAATAATCTAAACCAAAACATCTTTTGTCTGCTTTACACGCCTCCCAGTAAAGGAAAAATATTCTATTAGCCTCTCTAAAGTCAGGATATCCTACATCAATACTTGTCCATTGTAAGTATACATAGTGAGACCCTGTTATATACGTAGGCTTTCCATTATTATAAAACCAGTGGCCTAATTCTCTTTTATCAAACTCAGCCTCTATATAATCTACCCATTTGTTTTTAAATTGTGGAGGATATTCATTCCATTGAAAAATAGAATTGATTCTAGCTAGCTCTCTTGGAAGCTCATGTCTTTCCCAATACTGTTTTTCTTTTTTATCAGAACGTTTAAATGTTTCTTTTGGTGGTAGGGGTAGTCCTATAGCTAAGCCATTTATATTTATTATATCTCCTACTTGACCGCTTTTAGATATAACAATAAAATCATATTTTTCATTATACCCATACAGCCACGTTTTCCCCCTGTTCTTTTTAGTCAGAACAGCCTTAGGCACATAATCTTTTATTACGTGATATAAATTATTTTGAACGTCTTTCTGCAAATCCTTGGGTGGTGTTTGTTTTATCTACTGTGCTTCCTGTCTCTAATACTTCTTCTTCGGAATCTATTTTATTTAATATATCAAACGCATCGAATATCGCTAGCTTTTTGGTTGCTGCTGCATTTTTTAATCTATCAGCCGCAAGCTCATCTTCAGGGTCTGGTTTAATAATATCTTCTTTAGCAACTTTAATTAATTGCTCTACGGCTCTACGCCCTGCCTCTATAATGCTTTTTTTTAATTCTTCGGATTTCATAGTTTTAGTGTTATTTGGTGGTCATACATTCTGTATAACTTTTCATTGTCCACCAGAAATTCATATTCGCTCTCAGGTTTAAAGCAAACTCTGTCTCCAGGGTTTACACCTTGGGAAGATAGGTAATCATTTGAATATTTCATAATCCCTATTAAAGGCTCTTCTGTTCCTAGTTTTGATATAAAAGAATCTTCTTTGGGGACGGGTTGCACAAAACAATACCTGTCATGGCAATGCCACATTCCGTCTTGCTTGTACATAAAAAACTGGTCTTGCTCTATAAAAAACAAATTGTCTTTAAAAAAACTCTTACCACTTTTTTGCCTACCCTTCATATCATTATAATACTTAAACACATTATGATGAACTAAAAGTATATCTCCTTTTTTTATCTCCCCTTTGTATCCTATAGGAGTTGCCACCACCACTCCTTGTCTGTTAGAGGCCATATGGTTTTCCTCAGAAGTGCTAGTTACTATCTCCATCCCTTCTATATTTTTAGTATTAGTATAACGCTTATCGTCTAAAGGTTTGGCTATAAAATAAAAAGGTGACTTCATTAAAAATTAATATTATATTCTATTGACACTGGCATCTGAGAGTTAAACTCTTTCCATAAAAGAATTACGCCCTCTTGTTTTATCCATATCTTAATGCTGCGTGAGCTTTCTATAAACTGGATTAAATGGATAACATAACTTCCACCCAACACTTCTTGCCCTACGATATAGTGCATTGAGCTAGACTTATAATCTGGCCCTATAGAAATCTTTCTTATATCCATTAGATTAAATTATATTTAACTACAAAGATATAAATTATTTATCGCCCTTGACCTCGATATCGTTTAAGATAATTTTTAGAAGATTTACATTTAGAAGATTTGGTTTTAGCATGAACACCAGGTCTTCTTTTTCTAGGTTTTTCTAAATAGACAAAAGTAACATGTCTTCTAGCCATTATTGTTCTGGATAGTTTTGAACTTCTCCGCTCCCCTCGAACCGAAATAGGCCACATAGACGGTAATTAACAAACTTTTCAACAAATCAATCCATCCTCCGTCTACTTCAAAATCTATACCTGTTGAATCAATAAAAATTAATAGCACCATAGATATAGTTAAAAATACAAGAGCCATCGGCCGTGTGTTTTTCGAGAGCCATGAGTCAGATTTCATGTCGCTACTCCAGCGTTTTGATACCTCTTGCATTTCGATAGTATCTTGATGGAGTAGAGCTAAAGCTTTTTCCTTATCTTCTGGCGGGAGCTCCGGGTCTTTTTTTATAAGGTTTTTCACCAATCCCATTACGCCTTTATCAGGGAGAACATCCCCTAGGTTATTAATAATTCCTGAACCTGCTTGTGCTAAAAATCGACCTACAGCAGTATCTTTTAGTTTTTTCTTTTCTTTGCCCATTTGATTTTTTTTGGTTTTTTGCCGGCTGCTTGTCTATACCCGTTTAGTATAACTCGTCTAGCCATTTTTTCTACTCTACTTTTTTTAAATAGTTTTAATTTACTCATATATTATATTTGCATATAACCGGTCTTTCCTTTTTTCTTATATGCTTTTAAGCATCTATTCCTGTTTTCATTATCGTTAACATAAGAAACGTGTACCCAAGCCGGATTAGTGTCATCTCCAAACTCCCAGATTAACTGGTCAAAATTTAGATTGTCCTTAATATAATAAAACATATCCTTGTTTGTTTTATGACCAAAGGTATCATCCAGGTCAATCGCTCTGCCCTCGCAATGCTGTGACCGGGAACTTCCCCCAATAGCAGTATTGAGCGCTTTATCTCGAAAAAAGCTATTGATTTTTATAGGCCCACCAACCCATTCTCTTAATGGTTCAAATATGTTACGGGCTACCCCATTCATATTTCCTAACTCGTATCCATCTGGTGTATTGTCGATATCTAATCGTAGTGCTGTTCTTGAAAAGACAGCTTCTTTATAAGATATATGAGTGCTTATTCTATCCATGTTTAATAGACTAAGTTACTTAATTCATTTTAAATGCCATATATATATAAACATTACCGCTTCCATTTACCGAACCATCTGTTCCAAGTGAAAATCCATCACTATCAAAAGATGTTAATCTTGTTGTTGCGTCAGTTCCCTCTGCGCTGTTTAAGTTACAATGTAAAAATTTATCAGCTCCTCTTACGCTATCAAACGTATACCATTGTTCCGTGCTCTGTGTATCTTTTAATAATAAAAAATCAGGTTGAAATCCAAGGCCTGTGATGCTTAAAGCTGAACCTGTACCAGTATAGCTTGAAATTTTACTATACCCTGCTACTGAATGGAAGCAGTAAGCAATTATCTCATTGGCTGATTGATTATTTGCATTATTATCTTGTACTGTAAAAACAGTTGAAGTAGGCGAAGTGCTTCCCCAAGTTCCCGCTGTTGATGATTTAGCTGAACTATCATTGAAAAAAAGCGTATAATCATTGCCAATAGTTTGACTATAAACAGGCCATCCATCAGCTGCCGCAGTAGTCATATTTTTGCTAATTATTATTTCGGGGGTAGAACTCAGTCCGTGTCCTACAGTTCCATTTGCACCAGTTCCTGTCCATTTAACAATACTGAATCCGTTTGCAGTATTCACATTTGTTATACTATTAATACTGCCTGAAGCACTAGATTGCCAAGTTCCACCTGCTCTCCAACACCAAGCTACATAGTCTAAACTTCCTGAACCATTAGTTGTATCATAAGCAGTATGTACTAAATAATTTCTGTTTACTTGAAATCCATCAGTCTCAAAAGCCCCCATTAAATCACCAACATTACCTGATTGTGCAGCAGTTGTCTCTGAAACTAGAAGCTTACCTGTGCCTCTCTCAGAATCAAATAAAGCGTTTGGATTCGTGCCACTTCTCTCTTTAATCCACACCAAGTCAGGTTGGAATCCTACACCTCCTATTGATTGAGATGAACTATTACCTGAATATATAACTGTTTTAAAACTATTCTCAAGAGTTGTGTTGCTTGCTACATTTTTAGCAAATGACATATATATATAAGTTTTTCCACTTTCGTTTGCTGATGTAGCGCTCCCCAGTGTAAATCCATCTGAGTCAAAAGAGGTAACACCTGAATTAGTCCCCTCGACATTATCTCCATTAGGGTATAAGACTGAAGTTGCTCCTCTGAGGCTATCAAAAACCTCCCAACTATCAATACCATCTGTTTCCTTTAGCATTACAAAATCTGGCTTAAATCCTAAACCTGTAATAGCTTGTGTGCTACTATTTCCAGTATAACTTCCGATTTTACTAAATCCAGCAACTGAATGGAAACAATAAGCAATGTAATCGTAGTCATCATTTACTTCATCACCATCTCCAACTGTATATACACTAGCCGTGGGTGCAGTGTTAGCATAAAACACATTGCCATTTGCAGCATCATTTGCGCCATTTTCATTTAATCTTAATCCATAAAATGCAGTTGAACCATCATTGTATTGAGTAGGCCAACCTCCTGCAAAATCTCTTGCTTTTGTTATTATGAGCTCCGGAGCTGAGCTTAACCCATGACCAATCGTAGCGCTTGAGGCAGAATCTCCGTGATATTTTATAACACTAAATCCGTTGGCAGTATTGGCGCTTGTTACTGAACTAATACTACCTGCACTATTAGAGTTCCACGTTTGCCCTGCTTTCCAACACCAAGCTACGTAGGTTTCTGTATCCAAATTTACAGAGCTATCACTGCCTATAGTAAATCCATCTGAATTAAATGAAGTGAATCTATTTGTAGCAGGGGCATATTCAACTACATCGCTGTTAGAATATACCCTTACAGGTGCAGTTCTTACTGAATCCTGCCAGTACTGATTATCAACTTGAGACCTCCCTTTCATCCACACTAAATCAGGGCTGAATCCTAGCCCCGTGATAGCACGAGCGGCAGTCCCATTTCCTTCATAGGTAATTATGTTAAAGCTCGCTTCAAGAGTTGTATTCATAGCAGTGTTGTTTCTAAAGGCGTAATATGTATATAAATTAGGACTTACATTATCTCCTATTGAAACACCACCAGAGGTTATTTCCCAACCTGTTGATGTTGTTGTTAAAGCAGGTGCGTTTGATGTATTGT